TTAGTGAGAATGGTGCATTATGTATTGAAAGAGGAGCACAAATTGTAGCAGAAGGTACTGCAACAAAACCAATCATATTTACATCTGGTAGACCAGTAGGTGAAAGAACTCCAGGTGATTGGGGTGGTATTGTAATATTGGGTAGAGCAAAAACCAATAGAACATCCGAACCAACTATCGAAGGTGGTATTGGTAGACCGTATGGTGGTACTAACGATTTAGATAATAGTGGTATCTTAAAATATGTTCGTATTGAATACGCTGGTATTGCAGCAATGCCAAACTCTGAAATCAACGCACTAACATTGGGTGGAGTTGGTAGTGGAACAATCATTGAGAATGTTCAAACTATCTACGCTAATGATGATGCATTTGAATTCTTTGGTGGAACTGTAAATGCTAAAAATCTATACGCATACGGAACTGCGGATGATGATTATGATTTTGATTTTGGATATAGAGGTAAAGTATCTAATTCAGTTTCCAAAAGAGACCCACAATTTGTAGATAACGGAGATGCAGGAAATGGTGTAGAGTGTGATAACGATGGAACGGGTTCATCTGCAGAACCATTTACACATCCTATATTAGATGGTGTAATTTTAATTGGACCTAACGATGCTACATCTTTATCAAATCATAATTTAGCAATGAGATGGAGAAGAGCAACTCAATTTGAAGTATATAACTCTACAATCATTGGATATATGAAAGGTGGTTTCTCAATGGAAAGTAACGAAACGGCACAATTCTACAAAGATGGTGTAAGTAAGTTTCAAAACAATAAAATCGGTTCATTTAATTCATTGAACTTTATCAGTAGAGCAACTACTATTATCACATCTGATTTAGTTAAAACAAAAGCATTAAGTGAAGGTAATACTGAAATAACTTTAACTGCAACTGAAATTGAAACTTTATCTAAACCAACTTGGACAAATGGTTGGACAAAATTCCCAACAAAAGGAAATTAAGTGATATTTATATAAGTAGAAAATATCATAATGATTGAAAAAGTTAAGAATACTATTAAGTGTATTATTCATATTCTGTCTAGCTTTCAAAGCTAACGGACAAACAACATTTACACAAACATTTATAGATAAGTGTACTGGTGAAGTAAAACTTGCCACTACTACTTACGTTAATGGAAATGCTTTTGTATCATTTTATGACCAAATGAAAGTATTTACACCCGATGAAGTTCAAAGTGGTGCAATGAAAATTTGGTTACAAGCGGTATATATCACATACGCTAACAAAGGGTGTGCTGCAACGGTAGTTCAACAAACAGTTCAACAAACGGTAAATCAGGCAGTTCAGCAAGCGGCAGCGGCGGCAGCAACGCAAGCAGCGGCGGCGGCTGCATCAAAAGCTGCGGAGGCGGCGGCTTCGGCAGCTGCATCGGCAGCGGCTTCAAAAGCTGCGGAGGCGGCAGCCTCAAAAGCCGCAGAAGAGGCGGCAGCAAAAGCGGCGGCAGAAGCAGCCTCAAAAGCTGCGGCAGCAGCTGCATCGGCAGCGGCTTCAAAAGCAGCTGGTTCGGCGGCGGGTGGAGCCGCATCATCGGCAGCTGGTTCGGCGGCTGGTGGGGCAGCTTCATCGGCAGCAGCTTCCGCAGTTCCACCCCCACCACCAACTCCATCAGCACCAACCCCATCCGCTCCTGCACCAGCAGCCAATAATACACCTGCGCCAGCAAGTGGTGGTTCATCACAAAGTGGGGGAGGAGGAGCTGCTCCAAAAGCTGAAGCAAAAGCAGAGGCAAAGGCTGAAGCTAAATCGGAAAGTAAGAGTGAATCCAAATCTGAATCTAAATCCGAATCAAAAGAAGAATCCAAATCAGAAAGTAAGAGTGAGGAAAAGAAAGAAGAATCTAAATCCGAATCTAAAAAAGAAGAAAAGAAAGAGGAGAAGAAGGAAGAAAAGAAAAAGGCTGCAATAATAAACCCATTACTATTTGCATCCGATTTAAGTGTAGTTCAATCTGATACTGCTAATTGGGATGCTATTATAACATTGGGTGTATCTCGTTCATCGGCAGCAGGTAATGTTAGTTATTCAGGAACATCTATGATATGGTCTAGCTTAAAGCAATTTGCTTTGAGTGGTGGTATTACTAAAATGAACTTAAAGGATGGAGCATTAGTATCTATGAACTCCTATTCAGTTACTACTGCATATTTAAGTGGAACTTTAATGGGGTTAGCTGGATTTACTTGGATTAAACCACATCCTAAATTTGGTGTATATGGTTATAATGTGGGTTTGGTTAATTTACTATCACCGCAAGAAACTGGTGGGTATTCGTATGGTATGAGTAGTTCAACCGTTGCCTTTTGGACTAAACCATATCAAATGAATAAAAAACTAACACTATCACCACAGATATTTACGATGTTACCGGGTGGGAGTTGGGATAGTTCTAATGGGGATATAAAAATGGGTAAAGACTTTGGATTTTTATTAGGAACATCCGTAGATTATAAATTATCCAAAAAGTTTGGTTTGAGTTTCAACTATAAGATAAACACATCAACTGCTTCTGGAGCACCGATATTAAGTAATTTCTTAATAGGTTCTAGATTAATGCTTTAGATTCCTAAAACTTCATCCATTTCTTCAATAACTTGGTTGGTAATATCAGTTTGACCAGCAAGGTTTAACCCCGCCATAGTAATACTAAATACCGCAGCTGAAACTACAATTGTTCCAATTGAATAAACTAATGCTTTTGTAAAAAATGTTTTCATATAACTTCCAATGTATATATAAATATATTAAAAAAATATTTTGAAAATAATTAAGAAAACATTAGGAAATGTGAATTATTTTGCCTACCTTTATAGAGTAGTAAGAGATAAACATAAAAAATAAAGATATGAGTAACGAAGAGATTGTTTCAATGAGTGTGAGTGAGTATTGTGATTTGTTAATCACAATGGCGGAGTTCGCTGGGAGTAATGACCCCCATAAGGTCAATTGGGATTACACCTTTTGGCATGGGGTGGTGAGTGAGGAGCGTTACGCAGAGGTAATACCTGCGTTGGTTGAACGTGGGTATGAGTCTTGGATGGCTTAATTTGAATTGTTAAACATAAACAAATAAATATATGAGAAACGGATTGAGTATTTCAACATTAAAAACGATTGAAGCAGAGTTTGGTGATTTTGAAATCAAACAGGTTTGGGGTGGTGATTATAATGTGTTTTTCCGATTTGGTTATTGGAGAAGCGTTGATTTGGCTAAATTACAGGCCATCATCGGTGGTTCGAATGAGGTAGTTGAAGATGCAGATTACGATGAAGATTGTGGATATTTATTTATGTATCGCCTAAAATAATTAAAAAATATTTTACAAAGACGTTGCATAATTGAATTATTTTGCTTACCTTTATAGAGTAATAAGAGTTAAACATAAAACAATAAAGATATGATGAATGAAGCCCCAATTCCGATGATGAAAGCAGTGAGTTTTCTATCAGACCTTAAAGAATTTATTGAGTACTGTAATGATTTCTACAATGAAGAGTATGGTGAGTATCGCATCGCATCCACAGAGGATATTGAGGCAGCAATCGGTGAGTATCTGACCGAACCACATGAGCACGAAATTCAGTTTGACTCATTTGATAGAGAGAAAGTTAGAGAGATATTAGAACCCAATTACAATTACGCAGGTGTTAGTGGTGGATTCACATTAGGACCAGCAATTGAGTTTTCGGTTTGTGAAGAATAAAATATAAAAGTTATGAAAAATTACCAATTTAATTATTACGGCTGGGTGCCAGGTTACAATGATTTCGATGATGAGCAAATCTTCATCTCTGCTCCTTCAAAAGAGGAAGCAATTAAAATCTTCAATTCTATAAAAAGGTTCATTAAATACGGACCAGAAATTATTGAGTTAGACACTTTAAACAAATAAGATATGAGTTTTATTAGATTTAACAGACACGCCAATATGACTTCGGAAACACGAGGTGAAATTATGGATATTTTAAAAGAGGTTGATTTCAATACTGGTTTTGACCTTATGAATATGTTATACGGATTATTTGATGGCTACCTTTACGATGATTTACTTGAAGTAGCTAGAGGTGCAAACGTAGATAAGGCACTTTACAATAGAATAAAAA